ACTGCTGAATACTACGCTACAAGGTTAGTAGATTATCTATGTAACAATAACCATTTGTTCCCTGAATACACTACTAATAGTAATGGGGATTTAGCACCTACAAAAGATACTTACTTTAGTGGTATAGTATTGGATAGACACGAGCAAAGTAATAGAATAACACTTAGAAGTTTCTTAGATGCGAGTTTCGATATATAAGATTAAAGAAGAAAATATAACAAAGCTAAAAAGCTATTTAACAAAGAAAGAAAATGAAAAGTCTGATAAGTCAAAACGCAGATGTACTAGGATTAAATAGCGTTACGCTAATGATTAGCTTTACAGAGGTTGAGCAAGTACTGCAAATCATTCTGTTATGTGTATCTATCATTTATACAATAGACAAGTATATATCATATCGTAAAAGAAAATAATGGCTAAACTAATAGGTGGAACATATCGCAAGAAAGCGAAGAAGAAAAGACCAAATAGACACTCTAAAAACGCATCTAAAGGGCAGAGTGGTTACAAACATAAATACAGAGGACAAGGTAAATGTTAAAACATTTTAATTTTGAAGAATTTGACTGCCCTACATTAGAGGGTAGTGGATTACCTACTAGCGATGGTGGTAAGATGTGCATAGACCTCTTACATAAGCTAGATGAAGCAAGAGAGATAGCTGGTGTACCTTTTAAAATAACAAGTGGATATAGAACACCAAAACACAATTTAGATGTAGGTGGTCGAGTAGGCTCTAGTCATATTAAAGGATTAGCAGTTGATATAGCTTGTACTAATAGCGACCATAGACAAAAGATACTTACTGCACTAATTAAGGTTGGATTTCGTAGAATTGGTGTAGGTAAGTCATTCATACACAGTGATATAGATAATGATAAACCTAATGCAATATGGCTTTATTAACAAATTTATTTTCAAAACTTTTAGGCGATGCGTCTGAAATAGTCGATGAGGTTGTAACTTCGCAAGAAGAAAAACTAACACTCAAGAACGAACTAGAAAAGATATTAAATGAAAACAGAGTAGTTATAGAACAAGAAGTAACTAAGCGTTGGCAATCTGATATGCAAAGTGATAGTTGGCTATCTAAGAGTATCAGACCATTAGTCTTAGCTTGGCTTGTAGTTTCTACTACTTTGCTTATATTTATAGATGCTGGAGTAATTCAATTTGTCGTAGAGGACAAATGGGTTGACTTGTTACAGATAGTTTTAATTACTGTTATAGGTGCATACTTCGGCTCTAGGGGATTAGAGAAAATTAAAAAATAACACTATGCCAAATAATCGTTACCGATTAAAACCTGATGAAGAACTACTACTACAAAACTATCGCAAACACAAAACTAATAACATATTGGTTATTGGCGATATACACGAGCCTTTCTGTTTAGATGGCTATTTAGAATTTTGCCTAGAACAATACCACACACATAACTGCAACGAGGTTGTATTTATTGGCGATGTCATAGATAACCACTACTCAAGCTATCACGAAACATCTGCTGATGGTATGGGAGGTGCTGATGAATTAGACACAGCTATAAGTAAAATAGCAAAATGGTACGAAGCGTTCCCAATAGCAACAGTATTAATAGGCAACCACGACAGAATAATAATGCGTAAGGCACAAACGAGTGCAATCCCTAGTAAGTGGATTAAAAGCTACAAAGATGTCTTAGAAGTGCCTAATTGGAACTTTGTAGAACGCTATGTAAAAGATGATGTGCAATACATACATGGAGAAGCTGGTACTGCAAGAACTAAATGCAGAGCCGATATGATGAATACAGTACAAGGACACCTACACACACAATGCTATACTGAACACTATGTAGGTCAGAAGTATCGTATCTTCGGCAGTCAAGTAGGTTGTGGTATCGACCACGAGAGTTATGCTATGGCTTATGCTAAAGCTGGAAAGAAACCAGCAATAGGTTGTATGGTAGTCAAAGAAAATGGCACACTTCCTATAAATATCCTAATGCCCTTATAATCAGTTACTTACACTTAAAGCGTAACAACGAAGTAACACTAACAAGAATATACTCTATATATATATTATAGTTTATATATATAATACTATCTAGTATATATATATTTATATAAATATTTTTACATAAATTTGTTTAAATTAAAAAAAAGTGTTTATATTTGCCAAACTAAACAATTATTAATTAAAAACAAAAAAGTGAAAGATAACACATCAAAAAAGAAATTTAACAGAAACTCAATAACTGTTAATGTAAACTCTGCATATAGTGTAAACGCAGCAAATAAGTTTGTATATGATGCTAAACAGACTGAACTGATACACGATACTCTACAAGTATTACTAAATAGTCCAAACCCATTAAGAAAAGAGTATGGCTTTAATGATTTTGACTTTGAATTTATAGCACAGTATGTTAAAAAACAAAACGCACTTATAAGTGAATTATCATACTTTCTACAAAAATGCAAAGAACACGAACAAGAAAAATATAATTATTAATAACAACAACCAACTCCAGCACCTCGCACTGAAATAAATGCGAGGTTTTGGTGGTATAACTATACAATTATTAATTATGGACAAATACAAAGAAATTTATGACAACACTTGTAAAGTACAAGTAGAGAAAGTCAAACTAGGTGATGTAAACTATTACATACAAAGCAAACTAAAGTCAATAGAAGAACTATTACAAAATGCAGAAGATAAGCAAGTTTATTGGAAAGGTCAAGACAATGAACGATTAGAGAATTATTCACAAGGCAAGATAGATGCTTATATAATGACAAAAGAAATTTTAAAAAGTTTAACTAAGTTAATTAACAATGAAACGAGATACTAAGATAACAATAGCTTTAGGGTTAAGTTTAGCCACCCTTTTTATAGTGCTAGATATATTAGGAATTATTAATTTAGTCGCATATTAATATGACAAAGCAAGAAACATTAAACAGAGTGTTTAAAGAGAACGGATTGACATCTGATGATTTATTTAAGCACCAACACTACACTATCATTACTCGTAGTGGCATAGACAAGATACAAGCAAACCTAAGTATATATATCTCTTACGATGTTATACGATGTGAGCCAAACTTTGCAGTAGTTAAGGCTAGTGCTAACCTACACGAAGAAAGTGCCATAGAAACCTTTGGTAGTGCCTTAAAAGGCGAGGGGTATAAAGATGGTAACACTAACTCTTGGTATGTTATGGAAATGGCAGAGAAAAGAGCTATGAGTAGGGCAGTACTAAAGTTAGCTGGACTATACGCATTAGGTGTGTTTGGCGAAGATGAGAGTGAAAGTTTTAAAAGATAAATTAACCAATTAAATTAAATATTATGAGTTTAGAAATGAAAGGTAAGTTAGTCAAAGTATTAGACTTACAAAGTGGAACTAGCAAAGCTGGTAAACAATGGGTAAAGCAATCGTTTGTAATTGACACAGGTGGTCAATACAATTCAGAGTTATGCTTCAATCTGTTCGGTCAAGACAAAGTAGATTTACTTAGAGATGTAACAATAGGCGATGAGGTTACTGTATTGTTTAACCTATCATCAAGAGAGTATAAGGGCAACTACTATACATCTGCTGATGCTTGGAAGTTTAAGCAATCTAAAGAAGAAAAGTTAGAGAGTTTTGATAATGCCTTTGGCGATGATAACCCTTTTTAATTATGACTTACGACCAATATAAACTAGCAACAGATAGAGATAACTGTACTGATATGGTAACTTCTTGTTGTGGTGCTGATGAAGTAGGAAGTGGTGCAAGTAATTGTTGTGATAGTAAATTTTGGGGGCATACAGATATTTGTGGCGAGTGTAAAGAACACGCTGATGAATATATGAGATGTTTAGAATGTGATGAAGATGATAGCACTTACGAAATGATAGAACAATATGAGTACGAACAAAACCAAAAAGATTTTTATACAGACTTATGAGAAAGACAACAAGTAAACTATTAGCAAAGGCTCAATCCCTAGTTACTACGGTAACAGGTACTGACATACCTAAGACCACTAGGCAAGAGGTAATGAAAGATGTAAGGGCAATCTATCGAAAGATAAAAGAAATTGAACCTGACATTTACAAGATTTTAAACGATGACGATAACCATAAAACAATAAGATAATGAACTTAACTAAAGAAATAGAACTACTGATGTTTATAACATCAAAACATATATCTGTTGAGCAAGACGATATTAATGTTAAAACAAAGTACAAAGAGCAAGTAATGGCTCGTATGGTAATTAGTAATATTCTGATGGAGTGTGGTATGAAACCAGCACAACTAGCTAAACATTTCTGTAAGCATAGAACTAACTTCTACCATTATCTTAAACTGCACAAGCAATACATACAAAACCCTAGAATGTATCCTGAATACATAGAAGCGTTTAATTTAGTGTTTGCAGAGTACAAGACCAAATCTGAACGCATTGAGAGGATAAACGAATTACAAGCGTTAGACGAAGTAGATAGAGCAATAGCAGACCTGATACAAATTCGTAAAGCATTAGCGTAATGACAAAAGAACACACAATAGATTTGCAATTACTAATAGCTACCTTTAGATGTTTTAACGAGCAACTATACAATCTTAAAGGTACACACTCTAAGATAGTAAAGCTAAAGTTTAACAGACTTTTGAAAGTAGCAGACCAATATGAAAAAGAAATTATTAAATTTACCGACAATAATCAAGACGTAGAAACTATATATGATAGTCTGATGGATATTATTGTAGAAGTAAAACAAACCGTTAGCAAATAAAATTATGGCAAAATTAACACAAAAAGAAAAAGTACTAAGACATCTGCAAGAGGTAGGTGCATTAACTCCTGTTCAAGCGTTCTTCGATTATAGCATTATGCGATTAGCAGCAATCATATTTAACTTAAAAGATGATGGCTATGACATAGAAACTACTATTCTAAAAAGTGAGAACAAGTTTGGTGAACCTGTAAGATACGCACAATATAAACTGACTAAGTAATGCAAGGCTACATTAAGCTACATCGTAAGATATTAGATAACGGAGTATTCGCAGATGCAGAACTACTAAAGGTTTTTGTGTGGTGCATACTCAAAGCCAACACAACACCTAATGTAGTCTATGGTAGAAAGGTAGATGTAGGTGAATTCATTACAGGTAGGATAACTGCAAGTGAAGAACTATACCTAAAACCCTCTACTATTTACAAGCGTTTACAGAAGTTAAAATCACAAGGATATATAGACATATCAAGTACTACTAAAAACTCTCTTATAACTGTTGTAAACTATAAATCTTACCAGCTTGATGATAAGCCTAAAAAGAAACGCAACTTAGATACTGTTACTAATAAGTTTCTAATGGAAGTTTCTGCATTTAAAGAACTGTATAGTGTTGAGATGTTAGAAGCCTTTATAGATTATTGGACAGAGCATAACAAGTCTAAGACTAAGTTGAGGTATGAGCTACAAAAGACTTTTGATATTGCTCGTAGGCTAAAGACTTGGAGTAAGAACGAAAGTAAGTTTGGAACTAAAAAGAATAATGTAATGGACACTTGGCAAAGTGTTAGAAACGATATGTTAAATGACTAAAAAGAAATTAGTAACTTGCTCTCCATATATGCTGCTTATGGGATATGAGTACGAGTATAAAAAAGATAGAATGATTTACAATAAACAATATAAACGCAAAAAGAAAAATGAGAGTATTTGATATGTTAAAAGCTGGTGAAGTTAATGAGGTAAAACTATTTTGCATTGACTTAGTAGGTATGTGTTACACATCGTTAGGGCAAAAGCCTGACAAAGAACAAATGAAAGTTATGGCGCAATTACTATACAATGACTTAATTACTTACCACACTAATCTACCGATA